GGAAATCAGCGTGGCTGGTAATGTCGCGCAAAGCCTGACGGTAAGTTGTCATTGGCGCATCCATAGTAACGTCAGTCAATGCGAAGTAATCTGTTGCAGCCAGCAGCGTGTTGCGAGTGGTGCGTACAGCTTCGCCAGCCGTTTCGTCCAGCGTTGCCTGATATGCAGCTTCATGCTCTGCCTTGGTAGTCGTTACGCCATCCTCAGTCGTGTCAGAGAACATGTCACGGGCAACGTACTTCTCCACCCAGTTACCATTGGCATCCTGCTCAACGCCATCACGGGAAGATGATTGGTATGCTGTTGTGGTAGCCGCTGGTGAGGCCAAGACAGCCTCTAAGTTTAGGCCAGCAAGTGTTGCAGTCTTCCATGTGCGAGGCAGGGAGACGTTGCTGTAGTGTGACCGCCATTGTCCCTGTGATTTAACTTCGCCTGTTGTAGTGTGTCGATATTCAGCCATCAGAGTGATCCTTTCGTGATGCCGTTGAGTTATGCTATTGCGTAGTAAATGTATTCCTTATTGTTATCATTGACACTAATGTTTACTTCAAAACCAGAGGAATTAGGGTCAATATCGTCAAGGACTGTATTCTGAGCCGACGTATTATTTAAACTTAGTCTTGAATCATTGCCTGATACAATACCCCTTACACTGTCCCACACGTACCAACTCCCATAAGTATCGCCACTTATGTTCTGTTTAATAAGGACAAACCTTGCACCACCAGTAAATCCACAATCAATTAATCTATTATTTGTACTGTCACCTGTATAACTGCCCAGCTTTGACACACCATCTAAACTTGCGAATAGATATGCTATGTAGGCGTTGCCATTGCCATTATTCCACGACCCAACCGTAAAGTTTGTGTCTGTAGGAGCCGTATCAGCCCAAGGTTGCGCTCCAGTGTCAAAAGTCTGTGCTGTATTTAATAGAGAATACTTAGTAGCCCCATAAGCGGAGTGGTATATATACCATGCGCCTGTGGTTTCTCTTACTTTCACCCATATCATCTCAGGTGCAACACCAAGGTTATGGTCTACAGTACGACTAGTTGGAGCAGTACCCGTGTAAGCCACAACATCGAAGAAGGAAGGCGCACGTTTCCACATGGGAGCATATGCAGTACCAGAGGCACCACCAGAAAAGAAGCCCTCGTTATAATCCCATTGCCAATTGCTGCTTGTTCCAGCAGCGACGGCGCTTGAGGTGACAAGGTAGTCAGTACCTGTCAGCCTACTACCGTTTCTGGCATAGCTTGCCACACCCCCTTGAGTGCGTAGTTGTATAGCCATATCAACGGAGAAGGGTGCAGCAAAGTTGGGGTTATATGGGCTACCTGATGCGGCACTAACCTTAAACACCTCAGTCCCAGCCTCAGGTGGAGCAAGAGGGCCACGTCGGATTGCCATGTAGATATGTGTACCAAACTCATTACAGATACCACTTTTGCCCCGTATAGCAAAACCTGTAGGAGTTGGATCAACCCTAGTTACTACAGATGAGCTAGAGGCAGTTTCTTCGCTGGCCGTAAGATTAGGACTTAATGCTCTATCAGTAGTTCCTGCACCGCTACCTGCTGGGCCGTATGTAAGACCACGCATTACGTCCACTATTGTCCAACTTCTGGCTAAATCAGCATTTTTAATCAATAACCACTGTGGCTCAAAACCAAGATTTATATTTATCTCAGTGGTGTTTGAGTCATTACCCTCGTAACTCCCACATTTGATGATATCTTGGTCAGAATCAGGGCCGAACTCACCGTCTGAATTGTTGTGGGCGAAGAGGTAGGCAATATAAGTACCGGGAGAGGCATTAGTTTCAAGAGCATTCCCAACAGTAAAGTGCGTATCTGTCGGTGCTGTATCACCCCACATACCATTGTAGTCTGCTGTGGCAGCAGTTGTATTTAAGACAAGGTAGTCTGTCTCAGGTGCAGCTGTGTTAGACCTATGATACACAGTCCAAGCCGCCGCGGTATCTGTTCTCTTAACCAGTATCATACCGGGAGTGCTACCTAAGTCATGACTTATAGCCGTTGTAACAGAGTTCCCAGTGTAGGTTACAACATCAAAGAACTTCTTAGCCTTGCGGAATGTCCAAGAGGTGTAGTCCTGATAGGATGTATTCCATCCCGAATTTCCTGAGTTAGCCCCCGAAAGAATGGAAATACCATCTGTATTGAAAGATATATAATCTGAACCTCCAGCTGAGTCAACTCCGGTGGTGTTCGTGTTGAGGAATCTGTTAGCCCCCCTTGCCGTGCTAAACAGGGTGTGATTCCCTGTTGAAGTCCTTTGTTTGGACCACCACAGACCACCTTCTGTTGCAAGGTCAATGCCATTCGTTATTGTTCGGGCAGACCCATTACCCTCATACAAGTAAGTACTAAACACATCTGTGATATTAAGGCCAGCACCGCCAGCACCACCAGCAGCGGCTTCGAGCATCTTTTTCTTAGTAGCCATTATTTAAGCTCCTTATGCCAGAGCCTGACCGGCTGTAAATCCATACCACGTAACCCCAGCATCACGGGTTGTGAATACAAACACATCCTTCGCACTAGCAGTGGCAGTCAAAGTTGGTGCTGTAGCCGCAGGCCAGTCTACGCTGGAGGGCCATGTGACCGAGAAGCCAGACGCAGAGGCATCTTGGATAATCTCTATGGACATAGCGTAGGCTGTGCCGGATGCCGGAGGATTGCTGAATGTAAATGTGGTGTTTTCTGTTAGTACATGGCTGAACGTGTTGCCAGCCTCGCAGCTTACCGTCGTGGCGTTGCTGGTTGATGTAACAGCAGCGTAAGTCTCGTTGTAGCTATCAGCTATAAACTCACCAGTGATGTCCACATTGCCAGTGTAGGTTGCGCCAACTTTAGTGTTGATTTGCGTCTGGATGGCAGAAGTTACACCGTCAACATATCCAAGCTCCGTGGCCGTCAATGTGCCGGGTATTCCGTCTAATACGTTCAGTTCGGCCGTTGTGACCGTGGCACCAGTCAAAATGTTAAGTTGAGCCGTGGTGACAGTGGCACCATCAAGGATTGCAATCTCAGTGGCGCTTACAGCCCCAAGGAGAGTGTCCGTTTCGGTCCAGTTATCATTGATTTTTGTACCCCAAGTGTCCTCGCTTGCGCCGACTTCTGGTAAGGTAAAACCTTGGTTTGGTGTAGTTCCATCAGCCATTACGCGGCCCTCTCTAAGTAATCTGCCTCGGTCCAGCTTGTAGTCGGACTAGACGCCTCAAGCCACTTATATCGCGCAGAAACGCTTGCTGTAAAGCCAAACTGATCTGACGCCGCCATTAATCTAACGCGGTTATACACTATATCCGTTGATATGGAAACAGTAGGGGTCGCTGCGCCAACTACATCAATAACCGCATTGGATACTGCAACAACGCTAATAATAGGAGACGCCGCAACATTTCGCGTAACTTGCGCAGATGCGGTGGCGCTGACAGCTATAGTAGTTGAAGCGCTGGCGTCTTCAATGCTAATATTTTTTCCGTAAAGATACGAGCCGTAAGTGTTAAGCCCGTAGCCGGGACGGAAGCCCGGTATCACTTCATACTTAATTGCAGACACCGACGCGATGCCGCCTAGACTTATGTTTGCCGCCGCATCCGCAACTCTAATAGCCGTTGGCTCAGACGCAACAATGCCTATAGACGTAGAAGCCGCCGCCGAAACAACAGTAACCGCAGCCGCAGTAGCGGAAACGGCGATAGACGCAGCGGCCGCGCCCTGCGTCGTCTCCGGCTCTCCGTACAGCCCAGAGTTAAAAACCCCAGAGCCGTATGTTGAGCGTAAAGCCATTAGCTGGCCGTGATGTCTAGGTCACCCGTTGGAATACGGAACACGTCGCCATCATTAATAGCTTTGGCAACTGTCAAAGCAGAATGAATAATCATGTTGCCGCCAGTAGCCGCGTCCATAATGCCAATCCATCCGATTGTACCCCAATTTCCGCCAGTAGCAGCAGGGAACTCAACGCCAGCAGTGTTGGATGCAACGTCAGCAGTGACGCTAAAAGTCACAGCAGTTCGGGCATATGCACTGCCAGACACCTCTGTACCAGCAGCGCCAGTATCAGTTGGGTCAGATGTAAACAAACCAATGTACCAAGTCGTTGGACGGGTTACGCTGCCTGTGGTGAGTAAATAATTGAGAGTATGAGTCTCAAAAGCGTTTGTTAGTGACATGGACTTCTCCGTTAGATATATCTGGTGGCAACTTACACCACTTTTAAGTTAATAGCTAGTGACGCGCATACGAAGACCAGAACCCGCAAATCTAGTGTCATCAGAAGCTTTTTGCAGTGAATCAAGTACAGATTGATAAAGCGCTGCCCATGTTTGAATTCTAGCGTCATCGTTTAAGTAAGGAGCGGACTGAACCAGTGCGCCATACAGGTAAATATCAGGCGCAGCAGTCAAAAGCCAGTTTGCAGTGTTTGTATTACTTAGCGCTGGCGTCTTAGCGTAATACTGAAGCTGCATCTGGTATTCAGCATCAGGCGTTGGAAATACTTCAA